TATGGAAAAGTATTGCAAGTACAGACCGGTAAGGTTCAGCTAATCCATAACGCGAAACATATAATCCACCCACAAAAGATTTTGCACACGGCTCCAGAGCTGCTAAGAAGCACCGGTTTCGGTCGCACTGCAAAAATACTGACAAAATTCCAGCGCCCGCCAATAGTTTATATTGAAAACCGTTAAAATGCCCGCGAAAAAGAACCGCCAAACGAAAAACATCTTACCTTAATGTAGGAAGCCTTACCGTACAGGTACTGTCCGTATGCAATGACAAACCAATATTGACCACATATATATATACATCAACAAATATGACAAATACCAGACAAACGAGAAAAAACACATATTTATTATTACATACAACACAAAACATGACACACAACCACAATAACAAATAAAATATCAAAGACAAAACACACATACAACAAATATGCAGGAAGCAAATTACTTCCTTCGCCGTTTAGCAGGGGTGGAGGAGCGGGCAGGTGCTGACCGCTTAGATGTAACAGTCCGTGGACGTCCCTGCAAACTATATTGTTGTAAAAATTTTCTGCCCAAGGGAAATTGATCAAGGTCAGAAGAAAACTTATCAGATAAATCCACATTCCAAAAATGAAATTTTTCATATTTGTCTACCCTTTCTTTAGGAGGTTCCCGTTTGTCACAACGGGTGGCAGCAGATTTCAAATATCTATATGTATCCTCCAAGGTAGTATTAGGGGGAGCCTGAAAACCTAAATTCCATGTATGTAATATGTCAGGCTCCATGGTATGAATATAAGCCAATAATTCAGTAGTCAAAGTTACTTTACAAAGTTGTAAAATCAATTGAATGTCATATTCTTCTGTATGTCTTAAATACTGTTTGAAATTTGTAGCTTTATAAGTCTGTTCCTCTGTGCTCGTGACAGATATAGTCATATTGGTACCCCGTGTGTTATCAACAACAGTCAAAAACAGCTGATTATCCCAACAAATGCCATGATTGTGGCCCTGTGCCCTTTGCAGCCAATAAGGCCTATTAAAGATCTGTGAATCGCTACTAACAAGAGACCCACTCGCAGTTGGAAAATAAACAGAAGACCCCACGGTTTCCTGATTCTGACCAGTAGCGGCCTTTAAATATAATTCTGCAGGCACAGGCTCCCCCACAACACCGGCCCTCGTAAAGAAATGCCTAGCAAACATCTGTTCCCTTCTAATAAAAAAGAACAATGCATCACCATATTGATCTGCAGCCATTTTCAAATAATCAGGGTATTTGCAAACGGACCGAGCAATATCTAATGGACTGTCAGCAATATTGTCCTGCAAAGCTCTGAAATCCATAGCCCCAAATCCTGTATCAATCATATCCCCATCTTCTATGATACTGTTCACAAGTTCCATTGGAGGGCAATCGTCCTTAGCAGGAGGATTATCCACACAGGACAAAGCCTTAGCCCAATGTTCCCCCAATGGGGGAACACAGCCCATCATAAACAGCTGAGTCTGTTTATTATCAATGGAAACATTTTGCCTGGTATCAGTAGCTATATTCTGATTATATTTAGATGGGTTTTCAGAATCTTCCTGTTTATTAAACAAGGGATTTCCACTAAGGCCAATGCCCAACGGCTGACCTCTACCTACTTCCACCCCGACACAGGCCCAAACCAGCCTTTCCTCTTCTGGATTAAATTGTGTAGACGCCGGGAGGGCGAATTTGTTTGGGTCAGGGGGTGTCACCCGAAAAACACGAAACTGGTTAGCAGACACCTTAGGAACCTTGACCTCCTTCTTGTCGTCATAAATCGCAAAATAAGGATTTCCTATGGTTAGTAATCTAGAACTACTTGAATGATAGAAATATGGCATCCGAGTGACATATTCATCTGTGCTTACAACTCTGGATACAGCCGTTGGTGGCAGATACAATTTGTCGCTGCCTGATCTCCAAAAGGCCATCTGCAAAAAAAATTAAACAAACAATTTGCGTCTACGCTTTAACAAAAATAAAATACTAGGATCTAAAATATAATTATATTCATAATATGGTGTTGAAAATATCACTACATCTGCAGCGTCAGAATTAGGTGAAATGTATGGTGTTGTACTATGCATAGCAGTTGAATTATATGTAGGGAGTTGTGGCGTTTGTGGACTGAAAGGCAAATATGTAGTGAAGGAGGATGTGGGGGGTTTTGAGGACGTAGTGCTGGGAGGAGTACTACTAAAATATAAACCAGTTTCACCATCATATATGCCCATGTCACCGGTAAATGCAGTATCAGCTATATCATCTGTCTGAGATGGTTGTGCAGATAGTGGTAACAACTCTATTTCCTCAGGTGTCTGAATAGAACTTAAATCCTGGAAAAAATGTACTCTGCCGCCTATGTTAGTTCCAGCCCTCGTAGCAATAGTCCCCTTCCTAAATCCAAATCTGCTAACCCTAACATGTTTATTAGCAGCCTTAGAATATGCAGGTCTATGCAATTTAAAAATATCTGCAAAGTCACTATCAGGTGCATCTGCAATATCAACATCATCAAAATATAATGAGCCTGCTAGCTCCTGCTCAGCAGTAAATGCGGGATTTGTGAAGGTGACCAGTGAAGATGGCTTTACCAAAAAATTAGGGTCTGTAACTTTAACCTGTTGCACACCCCTTGCATAGTTGGCAAAGGACTGAATTCCGCGCCTAATTGCCGACGGCACTCTGTGCAAAGGCGTGCTTGTTCGTGCACTGCTAGCAGCAAAGGATGACTCCCCTATGGCCTCTTCCTCTGCATAATAGGCAGGATTATGAAAATGCTGGGTGACTACATGAGACTCTGTGCCAATATCTAAGACAGCAGAACCACCGTCTATGGGGGGTGGGGCGGCAGGTTCTATGGTCCCACTCGTGGGTAGGTCCACGAGTGGTATTAGTGAAGAATCAGAAGAAGAAACTTCAGTTATACTAGGGAATAGATCCTCCACAACTGCTGGAGGCCGTGGCAATATTTCTGCAGGCCGTGGAGGCCTAAAAGGGACATTTCCAGGCCTACCCAGGGGAATATATCCCGTCCGCCCCCCTGTCCCAGACCCCGTACCTATGCCCAGGCCCCCGAGAAACACCCCCAGACTGCCATACTGCAGTATTTGGTCAGCAAGTGTTGTGTGTTCTATCTTTCGCACCACATCAGGTGGACATGTCCCTGACTGTTTGCATGTCCTATATAAATCCTCTGCGGAGGCCCGCTTTGTCCTTTTTGGACGAACAGTACGCGTGCGTTTCACCATAACAATTTATTCAGGGAAGTCGAAATCATCGAGGTCGACAACAATAATCTGTAATGCGCCTTGATCTAATAGCACATCAATAACCAGTACTGTGAACAAGGCAGTCAATAGCAACACAAGTATACTAAAATTCAATAGCAATGTTATACTTGCAAACCCCGGGGTTGCGATTAATTCTAGGCACATAGGCATTGCATTCAGATTTGAAGCATTTACATAGCAATGTATACAATATACAATTAAGTCACAATGACGACAGGCCGACACAACATTCTACATCTGTGGGTAATGGCGCGATATTTCGGAACTGGGACAATTGTTCATTTGATGTAAAGGACACTGTGATCCTGGAACGACCCACCTTCCCTCCCCCCCGAGGCGTCCACGACCAGGTACTGCTGATGGAATGAAATAGGTCTCTGTGTTTGTTTTGCAGTCTATAACGCAAACATTTAAGTTGATTCGAGCCACCTTTAATTATTATGACAGGTGCAGCTGCAGTCGAAGTCCAGGTAGGCCCCCTCCGTGCTGTACCACCACGTGCACGGTCGGTCGTTCGTTTGCCGACGTGCCGTCTGTAAGGTCCAGTTTCCTCTGGATACCCGATAGGTCCCCTTCTGAGCGGCGGGACAGGGATTTGGGGCGTTCCGGTGCTGCGGTCGGGTACGTCGGGGGACGGGGTCCTGGCGGGGTCCGGTTGAGAAGGCTGAGAAACGGGCTGTTGACTGCCGGAAGAAATGTCCTTTTTAGAGGTTTGCACGGACCACCTGGCCCCAGAGTTCCCACAATATTTAGCTGCCTCCGCCTGAAAGTCCACATAATACTCCTTGTTTCCATTGCATGTATAATAAATCCCATTATCATCTACAGACCCACATGTCCGTGTCCATTTTGTTCCTGTACATACATATATATGTTTCCAGAGAATATAGTCCATTTCCCCGCCGTCTCCCTCGAACTGCACAGTCACGGTGCTTCCACCTTTCTTTAGAGTATTTTCTGGGGGGGTTTCTAACATTTCTAAACTGGTATCTGTTAAGGACCACGGTTCCTCTGCAAATTCTGAGTTGGACAATGATTGCAACAACATATGCATTTTAATAGCTTTTTCTGCCTTGATCTTTGATACTGATGCTGGTGGCACAGGGTGCATGCCCAGTGTGGTCATTCCTAATTTCCTGGCCCCATGCAAAATAGCATGCTCCTTTCTTTGCAATAGCCAATGATATATCTGGGTTTCTAAATTATCATCTCCTGTTTCATAAATGTTCATCATTTTCTCGTATAGTGCATCTAAATTTCTCCTGAGAGTCTCCATTGTAGCCCTCGTCCTCCTCGTCCTCTTCTGGCTCGGACAGGTCTAACCGTGCCCACAGTCTACTTAAAAAGGATTTCCAGTCTTTGGGTTGGAAATTATATCTTGGCTGCCCGTCCTGTGTTAATGGAAAAGGGTTCATAAACTTCACCACTGTCACTCTACTATGCAAATATTTCCATCTATCACTTGTTAATATATTTGTATTGGATGTGACTAGCAGCGGGGGACATTTTAGTTGTATGGGTGCCTTATGCTTGCAATCCAGGGAAATCTCATTACCATCAAATGCACTTCTCATATATGTATCTACATAGTCCCAGCATGCATCTGTTGCATCATCTAATAGGCCCACTCTACAGTCTGCAAGTGGCTGCAACCAAAAATGGCTCCTTGCATTCATAAATGACACTACCCTTCCGGCAAAAAACTTAATTAGACTCATGCAAAATGCTGACTTCCCTGTATTTGGAGGTCCGTAGAACAGGAGGCAATTTTTCTTAGGTGTTCCCTTTAGGAACAGCTTAAATTTTACCATGAATGACACAAATTCTACTTCCTGATATCTAAGAAAATGTACTATTATTCTCCAGTCACCATCACCATCTATTTTATCACTTCTTTCTTTTATCCATGCCCCCATGGACATTCTATGCATCTGTGCTTTCCTATACAATCTGACCATTGTTTGACAATCTTTCACATACTTTGCCTGACAATTGCTATTTAGGAATGCTCTTGCATTCCTATCTGCCGTGGCTAGCTTTGCATATTCAAAGGCTATATCATAATCTGTATCATAATCATTATCATATGCCCACTGTACCATCACCGATAGATCAAATGGTAATTCTGATTCTTCTGAATGTTGTAATGTAACTTGTGTTAATATCCATCCTGGTATCTCTCCAAATTGTGCTGCTTTTTCAAAGGCTATGACTTTATACCAATATAATGCTGCTGGCATACTCCTCACTCGTGGAGGATCTGCAATTATGGCTTCTGGATCTACAGCCATTACACTGGACATTAATTTAAGTACTGTTTTTCTACTTTTTGCTGTTTGAAATTCGATTAATATTAAAACAGACTTTAGTATTCCGAAATATTTACTTATAATAAAACAACATTTACAGTGTGGTTCTAACACTGTTAGCAGTGCGTCTGCCACTTCCTCTTCCAGATATAATGATAATATTACCCATGTTTCATTTACTGTATTATCATTTTTAAATGGCCTTGTAATATCTATGAATGATATTCCAAATGTCTTTTTACAATGTGACAATATTTGAGCTTTTCTATTTCCGGTTTTTAATAATTGTATTGGTAGTTTTGCCTTTTCTTGTAATTTTAAAGCTGCAATTTTTTTGGCCTTTGCATGTGCAGCTGCTATTTCCTGTTCTGTTGTACACCCATCTAGCCATGGCCTTTCTGGAATAACAGGCGGCTCTGTTATTTCTAAACTTAAACATTCTATTTCTGGCTCTGTATTTTGTAAGGCACTCTCAGCCTCCTGCCCTGTATCACACGTACCCAGTTCGTCCTGCTCCTCCACACCCTCCATTGATTTCTGACTACATACCGTCTCATCATGTCCTGCAGGAGGACAATGTACTTCTGCCACCACCTCAACCAAATTACCTGCTGTTGCTACCTTTTTTTCCAACGGGACATCCAGTTCTCCTTTGGCCGCATTGTTAGCCTGAAATAGTTTTCTCTTTACTTTTTGGGAGTGAGTCTCCAAATGTATCCCTTCTAATCGGGGACTAATCTCCTCCTCGATTTCACGGATGCGGTCTTGCTGGGGAGTTTTTACATACTTTCTTTTTAGGCTTTGTATAATTGCCTCGTCAGTTGATGCTTCCTGTGCTACGAACAATGCTATGGTATTTCCCTGGTAGCAAGCTGCATCATCTACACAATCCTCCCCCACCTCCTCCTCCTCCTCGTCCTCATCTGAACTACCATCATCACATTCTGCCTCGTCTAACAAATATATGCACCCTGTGCCTCCGTTATTACCTGGTGGGTTCGCCATGACTACTTTCTGCAGCCTTCTTGTCCGCTTCTTATGGACGAATGTCCTCAGGTCTGGTTACCTGGGATTATATGTTCTGCTCCACCTAGTTTATATTGGTTCATCATATGATTAAAATCCAGAAAACTGCAATCCTGCAGTTTATTTTCACATGGGAATCAGACCCCTTCCACTGCTCCGATGCAGATCATACATTTCCCTCTCCATTGCCCTGCAATATATTTCAGGTTTAGGCCTTGTTCTTCCATGGTTGCATAGTCAGTGCTGTGCAATTTTATTGCACACACAAAGCATCGCAAATTTAAATTTCCAACAGGACGTTGTAATTCCTCTTCAACCGTCTTGATAGATGCTGATCGTCTATGATGCCTTAAATATTGTATTTGCAAATTAAATTCTAGACAAAAAGCACATACTCCATATGGAAAGCCGCCTCTCCAAATGATTTGCAGGTCCTTCACACTAAAGGTCACCAGTTCACTGACCTCTAGAGTTTTCGAACAATATACACAACTCAATAATATAGTTTGATATTGCAGTCCCATATCCACCATCAACTCACGAAGGCTTCTTGGCCTATATTCTCCATCCTCTCTTTTTGTTACGCTGCCCATGGATGCCCCCCGTATAGGTCTGATGCTTATATACTGTGACCGGGATCGGTCCCGCCTAAACTTACCTTTTTTATCATAATAGTTAACAACAATCATCAT